CTCCTGCTTGGAAAGCAGCAGCTTTATCTGTCTCTTGTTGTATCTTTAAACTTTTTTTTGTCCAATCATCTGTAGCCATAATTAAAAGTTAACATTGGATCGTTCGAGCTTCTTCATTACATCTTGTCTATATGCAGAATCTCTATCATATCTAGGATCACTCATAGCCTGTACGACTTCTGCTTGACTACGGAATTGACTTCCGTCTGCTTTAGGTGCTGTACCTGTTAACATTCTACCATCTACTCCTTTAGAATCTTCCCATCTATAAGCTAAAGATCTAACAGCAAAGAATGCTGCTAATGGATCACCTTTCTCCATCACTGCATCAAACATCTTTATCTCTTGTTCATTGAGACTTTTCTCTGCCCATTGTAACATCTCTGTATAGCCTTGTTCTCCACCTGCTATATTCTTTAACTGTGTTATATTATTATCAGTTAATTGTTGAGGTTGATTCTGGCTACGATATTGTAGATGCATCTTAGCTAAATCTTGTGGATTAGCTTGTTGTAATTTACTTAATACTTCATCACTAAACTTCTCACCAGTTTGACTTTCTTCCCATAACTGATCTAAAACATTAGTTGACGTATTATCTTTTTCAGTTTTATCCTCTTCTTTTTCTTCTGTTTCTTGTTTAGAAGATTCGGTGTCCCTAGCTTCTTCGCTAGTTTCAGAGCCTTTCTCTCCAAGTTTTTTCTGAAGTTCAACATAAGCACTTTCTAATTCCTGTGCATCTTTATATTTACCAGCAAGCAAGTTGTCTTGTGCATCTTGCATAGCTTCTCCAACTTGCAGAGAATCCTGCTCATCGGCATTAAGATTCTCTGCTGAAGTTGCTTCTTGTGTATTTTCGTATGTTAATGTTTCTGCCATAATTTACTGTGGTGGTTGTTGTGGAGGCTGTTGAGGTGGTGGTCCTTCTTGTCCTCCTTCTTCAGCTAGTTGTGCTGCTAATGCAGGGTTCTTAGATGGATCATTTATAGGAGCTTTAGCTATGTTAGGTTCTTGCTTCATCCTTTCCATCTGCATTGCTTGTTCTTGAGCTTGTTGTTTCTCTTGTTCTCTATCTTGCATACTCTTCACAAGATTTAAGACATCTATACCTTGAGCTGCAGCTAATCTCTTAATCACTTCGTCAGGATTAATGTATTCTTGAATAGCTTCTGGACCCATGGTCTGTGCGATAGTCTGTAGGAAAGACCCCAAGGCTTGTACATCTTGACCCCTACCAAGGCTGTTAATACCAGCAACGATGATAGGTTTAACCATACCTTTTGGTATCTTAGGTATTTCACCTGTCTTTTGGAAGACACTAAGTTTTCTATTAAGATAAGGTACAAGGAATTCAATTGTAAGTAATCCAAATAGACCACCTAACTGTTGTTCTAATTCCAGTTGGGTCATCTGAACTTCTTGAGCAGTAGTCCTTTCGCTATCCCTTACACTTAAGATAAGGAAAGCTTCATTCAATCTCTTCTCTAAGGTAGCCATCAATTCAAATGCTGTTCTAAAGTCAGCAGTTTTACCAACTTGAACTACACCTATATCATCTGGTCTACCTTGAACGATTGCTCCGTTGCCTGCAGAGGCCAGCGTCTGTGGTTTAGTAGTGCTTGAGGGTGATACAGTAAAAACAACTTTAGCAGCTGCTGCAGAGCCTTCTACGAGTGCCTGAGACAGTGCTTCAAGTGACTTTAGATCTCCTATAAACTGACCTACTCTACCACGACCATAAGCTTCTCCATCTACAGTATTAAAACGTAGTGGTAGCCATGGTGTTGTGTCTACTGGTGACTTACCTTGAGATCCTGGTAGTACTTTATCGAATACTTCTTGATGCCATATAAATCTATTGTTATCTCTAGTAACATGAGTGTAGACATCACACTCTTGCTTATCAGATTTAGTCTCATCAACTACTGATTCATCTTCATCTATCTCATACTCCTGACCTTCAGGTAGATACTTCTCTATTAATTTTTTGTTGATTCTTTCTCTTGTGACTATTTCAATCACGTTGCCGTTACCATCTCGTTCTATCACGTAGCGGTTCAACGGGAATAACTTCAGGTTATCTTTACCCATAAAGATAAGAGCATTACCAGCTACAACTAAGTGTTGTAATGCTTGGTGTATTACTACACGATCATCTGATGCTGCAATAGCTTCAAGAATGGTTCGCTCTATCTTTGCAAAGGATAAATCAAGTTCTGATTTTACTTCTGGTGGAAACTCTTGTCCTAATTGTGACTCATCTAATTGTAGTTTAAAGAAACTAGTCTGTGGTGGTACCAGACTAAGAGATAATTTACTAGCTAAAGCAACAACTCCTTTGGCTCCAACGGATTGCCAAGGAGTATTAAGTTGCTTCATGCCTCTCGCATGTTCTTCATGACCACGAATTAAATAAGGTAGGGTAAGTTTCCCTGCGTCTTCCGCTTCTGTTAGAAACTGGGAACGATCACTGGATAAATAATCATACCTAGATTTAGCTGTCATTGTTTTATATGTTTAAGTTTTTAATTCTTAATCCTTTACGGTTAAATGATCCTGTTGTACCACCTCCATAAGTTCCAGCTGGAGTTAATTCATTAAGAGTTCTGACACCTTGAACTTGTTTATTCATTGGTGTACCTTGTGAACCATAAGATGCTGATACTCTAGCACGTTCTGCATTCTGTATAGCTAACTCTTCGTTTCGTTTTACTGCTGCTTCAAGTTCTGTATTCCGTTTAGTATACTCACCTAAAGTAGTTTCTAATCCACCAACTTGACCAGTTAAATCTCCGATTTCTGCTTTGAAATCTCCAGCTTGAGTTGCCCAATCAGCTTTAGCAGTACCAAAGTCAGACTGCAGTTCACCATAATCAGCCTGTAGTCCACCTATTTGTTCTTGGAAATCAGCTTGTTCTTGAGCAGATTTTATTTGGAAGTCTCCATATTCTGAAGCTAAATTACCATATAGATCTTCTTGTATACCTAATTGACCTTTCAGTTCAGAAATTTGTGAGTCATATACATCTGCTTCTTTAGATAATTCTTGTAGCTGACTATTCCAACTAGCTTCTTGATCTAGTTGTGTTTGTTCAAACGCCTTCTGTTGTTCTATTAAAGCAGCTTCATGATCAGTAGTAGCTTGATTTAATAAACCTTCATATTTAGTTACTAATGCATCCTGTTGTTCACCCCACCAATCAGTAAATTCAGCTTGAGTTTGAGCTTCTTTTTGTTTATTTTCTTCGATCTGTTGCAACTTATAGTCTTGCATCTGTTGCTCAAAAGAAGCCATCAAATCTGCTTTCTCTGCTTCACTAGTAGCTTTGAAATCATCTAGCATAGCTTGATACTGATCTCTCTGAGCATCAATATCAGCTTGGATTTGAGCCAGCTGTTCAGGTGTAGCACCTGCTATAGCTTGATGAGAAGCAAGTTGACCTTCAGTTGCAGGTGGATTAGCAGCTACATCTAATATAGGATTAACTGCATGTCCTATGTCAGTTAATGGGTCCATTAGAGGTTCCTGACCATCCAACCAAGTTAGAGGTCCACCTGTACCTGAATCTGGTCCTGGTAAACCCTTTACAGGCTTGGGAGAATCAGATAGATCTAACTGGTCAGGAGTAAGATCAACTGGTTCTTCAAGTGCAGCTCTTGCATCTGCAGCGGTTTGTTCTTGATGTTTCCCTACATCTACTAACCAATCCTGTATGTTTTTAATAGCTCCTTGTTGCCACTCATTCTGTAGCTTTGTATCAGTTTGACTACGATCTCTCCATTCAAGATAAGAATCATCTTTCCAAGGAGTAAATTCTACATCAGAGTATGCACTTGAAGCCCAATTTTGTAGATCTTTAACTTGAGAGTGCTGCCATTCATTTTCCCATTGCCTATTCCATTTACTCCAATCATGTTTATCTGGAAGAGTATGTCTTTGAGTACTTGCATCTGATTTCACCCATTCACCAAGACCTCCTGTCTCAGCGAAATTCATTAAATTATCTAATGCACTTTGTTGCCAAACATTTTCAAGATATCTATCAGTCTGACTCCAACTTCTCCAATCGCCTTTGAAATCATCTATTCTATTGTAAACGCTGCCTTCGGGAAGCTCTCTTGTCATTTTAATCTTCCTCCAATCTATGTCTCAGCCACTCAATGACTGATCGTTGTCCTGCTTTATACATAATTGCTCCTATACTTTCTTTAGGATG